ATTAATTATAAATTATCAGGAATCCAAGATATACAATATCTTGAATATCACAAGGGTGGTAAATACGATTGGCATACTGATATCGGGTCTAACCTTGCGTCTACACGTAAGATATCTATATCGTGGGTATTAAACGAGGGTTACGAGGGTGGAGAGTTACAATTTTTTTCTGACGCTGGAAATATATATACAGCAAAGAGTACTCCTGACCGACTGATTGCATTTACATCATTTTTAAATCACCGCATTACCCCTGTTACTAAAGGTATTAGAAAAGTAATTGTTGCATGGGTATTTGGCGAATCATGGAGATAATAATATGACTACTATGGAAACAATAACAGCAAATATTGAAAATGAGATAGCACATACTGTAACAAAAATAAAAAAATTAATGGCAGAATGTAAAGGTACAAAAGAGCAAATTAATGAGATTACAAACCTTATTATAATAGTCAGTAATTTAAACCAAGCGTACGCTTTATCAAAAACAATAACAAAAGACGAGGTGCAAAAATGAGTCAATTATTACTTTTATGTGTAATGATATTTATATTTTGCTTTGCTGTTAGCAGATAACAGTAATCCAAAATATAGTAATAACACTTGATTGAAGTACAAACATTAAGCCGTCAGGGACGTTGTAAAAAATATCTTTTACTGTTTTTACAACTTTTTTAACGCCATGTTTTATTGTGTCAAACATTATTTTTTCCTCATAAATTTAGAAATTCCACCTACTCCTTTAAGACCTAGTCCAGCACAAACTGTGATATAAATTAAATTAATATACCAGTCTGGTAACGTACCTAATATATCAAAACCTAATCGAACGTACGGTTGAAAGTTAGGAAAAAAAATAAGTATACAAGGCGATAAAACAACTATTGTGATAAATTCATCTTTCCAACTTCCTGATAATGACTCAACAGCTTTATTTTCCCATTGAGCATTTAATTTGTTAGCCTCTAGTTTTCCATCAGCTACAGCTTTGGCAACAGTTGTTTTAGCCTCAATTTCTGCTTTTTTAAGACCAGCCTTGGCAACCGACTCTTGGGACTTATTTTCAAAATAAGTACCAACAACCTTAGTCAACGAACTAGCTATTAATCCTATCATATACCATCTCCATATTTAAATAATCCAGCTATAACGGTTAAAGAACTACCAATCCAAACCAATGCTTTGACTGCACCCTTTCCCATATTGACTGTAGCTTTTAAATCTGATATTTCTTTTGCATTCTTCTCAACTGATTTTTGTACTTGGTCTAACTTTTCTTCAAGCCTTAACAAACATTCTTTTTCAGATTTTGTCATATTAGTTACCTAATGAAAGTGGATTAGCGTTCAATGATTCAGTAACTGTCTTAAATGACTTGTCAACATGCTCAACAATCTTATCTATATCAGCGTCTATTTTATCAATAGATGTTTTGTTATTAGTTGAGTTTATTTCAACTGTAGTAATTCTTTCAAGTATTGCAGAATTATCTCCACTAGGAATACTTGAAACGCTATCTTCTAAATTGTTCAATCTGGATTGCATTTGTGCGAACGTGTATATTCCCCCAGCAATCGGACTTGCAATCGAGAGCAAAAAAATCAATATTATTTTGGGCGTAAGCTGTATTGTTGAATCCTTGTCCGTCATAAAAGTCTATCTCCGTTGTTGTTAAATCTAATGTATCAGTTATTTTTACCTCAAAATATTCCTTATTAAAGCTAACGATTGTCTTGATGTCAATGTCTTGAATTACAATGTTCGACTTAATTTTAAGGGTAGTACTAGCAACAGAAGTTTTTTTATCGCTTGATTTAGGCGAATTAGAGCCTTGTTTCTTTTCAGATTTGCTTGATTTTGCTGTTTTAACAACCTTTTCATCATTTGCACTTGGCTCCTCTTTTACTTCTTCTTCAGCAGTTTCCTCTTTTTCTTCAGATTCTTTTTCCTCGTTTTCACTTATTTCTTCTTTTGGCTCTGGCTCTTTTTCTTCGGTTGAGCTGTCGTCTGATAACTCGCTTTCTTCATTTGCTCCATCAACTTCCTCATTCTCAGTTGCTGTTTCCTCTTGCTGTTCATTTTGATTCTCCTTTAAATCTTCTTCCATATTTGTTTCTTCTAGTTCTGTTGGAAGTTCTTCAATATTATTTTCTGGTATTTCTTCTCTAATTTCTTGTAATGTTTCTGGCTCATTTTGTATTTCATTTACAGATTCAATCTGTATGTCATTTATTTCTGGCAAATTATCTGGCATTTGAATATCAGGCATTTCAATATCTGGCATATCCATATCAAGCATATTATCATCAACAGGCACATCTGCTCCAACATCAATAGAAGTTGGCATATCATTGTTAATACCAACATCAGCAATTTCCATATTCATTTGCTCTGTTCTTATATCAGATATGACAGATATTTGTGGCGACAAATTTGCAACCTGTATATCCTCTGGTGGATTTATGTCAATTATTCCACTTGAGAGCGTGTCAACAATAGATACGCTATCCAAGCCACCAATAATGCTCTCTGGTGCTGTTATTTGCGTTATTTCGCTGATTTCAGTTGTTTGAGCTACGACAAGGTCAGCAAGTGTTAAAGTCAGGGTTAAATCGTCTATAATTGTGCCAAATTGCCCTGTCTTGTCTCCAGTATCAGCACCAAAGACATTAACATCAATAATCGTCTCGTTTATGTGAAAATCATTATTTAAATTAATTGTGAATGTAGATGTAATTGTTCCATCATTATAATCACTGGTAAAATTATAATTTAATGTTTCTTCTTGTGTTTTGGTTTTAAATGTAATTGTTGTGTTAACAGGGTCAAGATTATTTGCTGTGCCAGTAGTCGTACACCATAAATCTCCCTCATTATTACAGCCAATAGATAAAATACTTCCATGCACTTGAGCAACATATTTTTCATCTGCAACTATATTATCTAAAGTTATAGTTTGTGATATTGAGCCACCAACTGAACTGCTAAATCTAACTGACTTTGATATACCACCAGAATAAGTATTATTATCATAATCAACATTTCCATCTAATTCCCAGCCATTAGTCTGGTTATCAAAAGAGCCGTTATTTAGGATATTTGTCGTTTCCGTTGCCCTGACCTTTTGAGTGGCTGTAATTACTAACATTGTAATCAGTACCCAAATAATCAGGATATCTAATAATTTGACCATAATCGTTAATATACCCCATCATTTTATAATGTTTAATTGCCTCGCTACCAATCAATGCTTTTTTACCATTCCATATACTGCAAGGCGTTCCACTATGTAACATAGCACTCCAGACGGCTTTACTACCAGCACATAAAACAGATATGCTAGCCACTTTTAATCCAGCTTTAGAAAGGCTATTACTTAAAGCTCGTCTCTCGCAATTCCAATCAGTAAATGTTGTTCCTGTTGATATACCAACAACGGATGTTTGAACAGCTCCAACAACTGGGAAAGAGCAAATCATTTGCGAGTAGCTTTGAACACTAGCAGATATGGCACTTGGTACAGGCTGGTTTTTATAATTAACAGTTGAGTCAGCACCATAAGATTTCATAGTTGCAAAGGTTAAAACTAATAACATAATAAATAAAAAGACTATAAAACTTCTTCGCATGAGAAAGATACTCCATATAAGCTGATATGACTTGCGTTCCATGATAGCTCATTGTTTGACATTCTCATTACAGCTTTCGGGCTAACATAAGAAACAGTAGCGTCATTACTTAAAGCTGATGATAGTGGTGGCTCTATTGTTAATGTTGCCTCTCCACTTCCGTTACTAGCAACGTCAGCAATAATCATATGTAGTTTACTGGTTGCTCCTGAATTAAATTGCACATAATCACCTTTCTTAAATAGTTGAGATTCAGAGGTATCAGCTCCATCAACTGCTATATCATAAGCTCCTAAAACATGATTACCATTTACTGCTATTGTATTTGCTACTGTACCTCTAACGTTTTTTGCGTCTGGGTCTCCCATTAAAAAAGTACCAAAGGACCCATGGAGTTGCATAAAAAACGCTTGCCACTCAACAGCTTGAGCTCTTGTCATAGGTGGTAAAGTTACACTCGCAGTCCATACAGCACCTGTATATTCAAACGCTTGTTGTGTAAATGAGAATGGTGATTTACTTAAACCAACTGCTCTACTAATACTCCATTCACTTCTAACAAAATTTGGAGTGGTTGGCATTGTTAGTGGGTACGTTGGATTTGCCATTTACCCACCAAAGTCCTTTGCAAAACTTCCACCTCGTAATCTGGCGTCTTGTACTGCACTTAATGTTGATTCTTGTATAGCTGGTAACAAATTCATTATCTCAGCTCTAACTGTTTGACTTACACCTGTAGAGAAATTTAAGTTTTGCTCAATAACTATAGGTTGACCTCTACCCATTCCATTAACTTGGTTGTTATTAATAATATTTCCAGCAGAGTTAGGAACAAACATTTCTGGTCCACGCTCACCTACCATATATGGCATGTTTGGACTAACACTTCCACCACCAGCTAACCCAAATAAATCAAATCCTTTGTTTATTAAATCACCAATAATCTTACCACTATCAGCAGAGCCACCAGTAGTAGTTTTTGCAGTTTTTGTACCACGTAACACATCTCCAAGATTTTCCATAAACGGCTCTATTAGTTTTATTTGAATTATTAGTGCGACAATTTGACTAATAATAGATTGAAATATATCTAACATACTTTGTCTAAATGATTCACCTTTAACAATAGCGTCAGCAAACATTCTTGATATTGCTTTACCAGCTCCATCAAATACATCCGCAACGCCACTCATAACACGTTGGTAGTCAGTCATTTCATCTTTAGTATGTGATAACGCTACTTGCAAAGCTCCTTGTCCACGTGCCATAACATTATTGTTTTCAATTAACACACGCATAGCCTCATTTTTTTTAACAATCGCATTAATTTCATCTCTACGTTTCTGCTCTGCTTTTTGACGCTCTGGGTCAACACTTGGAAAGACATTAAATACAGCGTTTTCTAAGGCTTGTGGACGCCTCATATAATTTTGCAGTAACCCTTGACTCTCACGAAACTGCTCATTTTGTTTTACCAGCTCATCTGTAACATCTCTCATAACATTATTTAAGTCTTTAAAATATTCAATGGTTGCAATAATACCTGCAGATATAGCTAGGGCAGCCATAACTCCAGCCATGACAGGGTTTAAAAGCATAGCTAAATTTAAAGCTATAAAACTTTCTTTTAATCTTGCTAGTGCATTTATTACTGCAATTCCAGCAAACACTTGGAAAAAAGTTTTTATATTTTCAATGTTGTCAACTAAGAATTTTACAGTTTTTGCTAAATTTTCACCAACGGTACGTCCAAGGTCTTTAATGGACTGGTTATTTTTATTTAGAAATCCATCAAGGTCTTTAAATTGTTTTTTTAATTCTGCAAAAAAAGACTCACCAACAGCAATTTGGAATTGCATATATTTATCTTTTATCATTGATACCGTACCTGTTAAAGTGTTAGCCAATTCGTCTGTCATGTTACCGAATCGTCCACCCTCACCAAATACTTCTTCAAATTTTAATATAGTTTCCTCTACTGATACTGTCGCACCAGCTTTAAATTCCAACATACTTCGTACGCCTCTTTCTCTAAAAACATCAGCAGAGGCTATACCACCAGAAAACGACCTTTGAATTTGTTCAGCTGTTTGTTGAAATGATAATCCTGTAACGGCAGCCACGTTACCTGTAATTTTTAATATTCGTGCTAAATGGTCAGCGTCATCAGAGACTACAGCAAGGTTGCCTGACGCTTGTTGAATTTCACCTAACGTAAAAGGAACTTTACCAGCAAATTCTAACATGTTTTTAAAGGCTTTCTCACCCTCGTTAACAGAGCCAAATAAAGCCTCTAACCTAACTTTTAAATTTTCTATTTGTATGCCAACGTCTATAACGCCTTTAATAAACATACCACCAAGAGCGACAGCTAATACTGCTCCTACTTTGGTGGCTGTAGCAGAAAATTTATTTAAACTTTTTGACGCACTTGCGAATCCTTTTTTAAAACTATTAGTCGACCGTCCTACAATTTTGTTAGCCTTTGACATATCTTTTTCAAGACCTGACAAATCTGCTTTAATTTTAACTAATAATGTATCTAATTCAGTTGCCATTTAATAATCAGGATATAATTCCTGTAGCTCCTCAAGTTCGTTTTTGCTCATTGGTTTATCTTTATTACCACCATTAAACTCCGCAAACCCTTTAACAGCAAATGATATCTCAGGTATACTTGAATCCCAAAAATCAGCTGGACTCATACCAATCATACCAACACATACCTCAAGCCACCGTTGATATGGTAATTCAGCGTCTCCGTCTAACTTGATTCCTTGTCGCTTTTTTTTTCATCATCAGTTTCTGTATTATCATCAACGTTTAATGCTAAAGCTACAAGCTCACCAGTTATTTTAATTGCCTCTATTAATCCTATATCAGATATTAATTTTTTTATATCTTTTTCTTTTACGTCATTACCACCACCTCTTATAGCAAGAGTGATAACTTGAATAATTTGAGTAAGAGTAATGTCGGTGTTAGCTAATAGGTTACCTAATTTTATAATACCAATACCTAATGTTTGCTCAATACGAATACAAGTGTCAAGACTCATACGTGCTTTGTACGTTATGCCATCATTAAACGTTAGTATCTTTTCTGCTTTTAGCTTGTTTATGCTCATTGTCTTTCTCCATTGTGGTAATGATTATTGTTTCATTTCGTTCTGCAACATTAACAGCCGTCTTGATTGTGTACGTCTGTTTATCAATTTTTATTGTATCTGTATCTTTAAAAGTTTTATAAAAAGGAGCCTCAATCTCAACGTTGTTATCATTTACGTTAACTTGAGCGTCTAATTTCTTTGAGCCTATCTCAATAGCTTTTAATTCCCACATTATGGTCTCCCAATATCTATCGCTTGAATTGTTAGTGTACCACTAGCAGTCGTTCTAATCGCAGATATAAAATATCCTGTTGGCACAGCAACGAAAGTTTCTTCGCCAATACCAATGTGCATATCATTTGCTGTTGCGTCTGTGCCTGACGCAGAATTAATACTTATATGACATGCTGTTGTAGAACATAATCTTACAACGCCACTTGGAATCGATAACGCACTTGTGGTCGCTGAGCTGTCTGTATAAGCTAATGCAACATTATTAACGACTTGATAAATCATAGTTAACTCCTTTTTATACAGTTGCTATAGTTACGCCACCAGATGATTCAAAACTCATTGAATAAGTAACCTCGCCATTATAACTACCTGAGTATTCAAGACTTACAACTTGAAAACTTCCTGAGAATGTATTGTAGTCAGGTACTAAAAATTGATAATTTTTAAATGTTGAGGCATTAAAATTTGTCAATATTGTTTGCTCACTTGCTGAATCAGTAAAAACGCCAGAGCCACTAATGCTGAATGATTTAATACCAGCGTCTGCTAATAACGTTCTATTTCTTGATGAGTCTTTATTTGTTACGTCTACGGTCTCTGAGTTTATTGCTATACTTGTATCTCTTAACCCAGCTATAGTTGTAAAAGCCTCTGGACTTCCACCGTTTCCAACTTTGACAAGCAATGCACTACCTTTTTGAACTGCCATATCTGTCTCCTAAAAATTAATTATCGTACACAATCACCGATAAACTTATCATACCATGCTTGGTTAGTCCATCAACTTCTGTCATAGCGATTGTTGATTGTACTTGACTTACTACCATATCAGCACCTGATACTGAGTAACTTGTATCATGTAAAAGTTCGTAAACTCTTTCCATAATATCTGATATTTGTTTCTTACCTCTATATTGCGACCACACATCAATATCAACAAAGTATTCGTTTCCGTCTACTGTTTTTGTACCTCTGTTATTTGTTGTAATACTACCTAATACTACATACGGATAAGACGTGTCTTGTGGAACATGGTCAAAAATTTTGTTATTACCAACAATACCATCTAATGTACTATCACCATTTAATGTTGAGTATAATATTGTTTGTAAATCAAAAGAATGAAAACTCATATTTTTCTAACCTTTAAAGATATTTGTTTTGCTATATCATTAGCATATTTTACAGTTGATTGAAAAGGTTTTGAGCGTTTACTCATAAACGGTCTGTTTAAACCTGTTCTGTCCTCTAAATATTTTGCGTAATGTACATTAGTTTTTAGACTTGACTGCAACCTTGCTGGACTTGATGGCATAACAAAAAAACTATTTGATAGATTGCCAGTATCTATTGCTGGTGGGTTTCCACGTACTGAGGCTGTATGTGGTTGCCCTGTTTTGCTAACTTTATAACTTCGACCACCACCACTTTTTTTCATAGCTTTGGTAATATGGTTTCTAAACATATTAGCCACTCTGTTCAAATGTCTTGACGTATTAACATCATACAAAGATAACGCTTTGTTTGACTTTAATTGCATTTCAGATACAACGTCAATTTTAAACCCCATTAAGTAGCTACTCCCTCTTCTGCACTAATTATTTGATATTTTTCTTTACCCTCTAATAATGAGGTTATATGTGTAATGTTAAAAAATTTTGAATTATAACTAATTCTTTTCTTGGCTGTTAAACTAGATAAATATCTAATAGTAAAAGTATAATTACTAACAGCTCTTAATTGGTCTCCAAACGAATTTTCATTACCTGAATTGTTTACCACTTTAGCCCATACTGTTACATCACTGCCAAAACTTGTTGTTTGTCCACCACCAGAATCAGTACTACCACCAAGCGTCTGAATAATTATTTTGTTTCTCATTTGTCCAATCATTAACCAAACATTCCTCCATATTGAAGTCTGCCTCTATACGGTTGTGTAGACAAAGATTTAATTTTATATGGCTCTAATAATTGAGTTGCACTTGTTGGAGCTAATACTCTTTTGCCATCTAACAAATCACCTCTATGTTCAAACAAATAAGCTGAATAAGCAAGACAAGCTGATTTTATGTCGTACGGAACGGCTGTAGTTGCTCCATATCCAGCGACATATTTTATTTCTATACCATTAGCTACTCGTAACGAGGTTGGGTAACTAGCTCCCTTTCTTAGCACTATTTTTGCAGGAATACTGACATTGTCCAGATAATAATTTGATGTAGCGAATGTACTAGCGTTGTCAGAGTCGTCATAGTATTTTATATGACTAACACTTGCGACAGGACTGTTTGGCAGAGCAATACTTCTTTTTCTAGTGTGTCCATCATAAGCTGTATATAATCCCTCATGTATCTCAATGTCATCATCATAAACAGTATCAATAAATAAATTATATGTAACAGTTGTTAATGTTCTGCTGGTATACTGTTTCGCCCAATTATGAACAGTACGTTCAATAATAGCTACAGTAGCGTCATCATCAGTTGAGTCAATTTTGCACCACGCTTTAATTTCAGCTTGAGTTACAGCGTATGCTGTTTCTGCTGTGTGTACTTGTAATCCAGCCATTTAGTTTCTCCTAATCTGCGTCTGCAATAGTGTTACCAGAATCTTCCCATGCTTTGACTAATATTCTTTCTTTGTTTTTTTCATCAAGTGGCACAAACATTTCAACACTATCAATAACTGCTTTTATGCAAGAATATTCTCCTGTTATTGGGTCATTAACTTTTTTTGCTGAACTAACTATTCTATCATCTTCCATATATTACTCCTATAATTCTGCGTCCATATCTGCACCTAGACCACCCATAGCAACATTTTGTTGTGTGCTTATACTAGCATTATGGTTTAATCCATATCTAAATCCATTTTGTCCCATATTGCTAAAAACTAGTGTTGTCGTTGTACCAGAGCCACCAATCAATGCAATAAATCCAACAGGATTGGCAGTAAGTGTTGGTGCAACTCGCATTGTTCTTCTTAATTGTGGGGTTGGTTGTACTGTGGTAGCACTCGCAGCTTCCGCAGTTGGGTTTAAACCATTTGCAGTATTATCACCAATTATAAAATATCTATGACATCTTAATAAAGTATCATCATACATTTCATGTTGAAATGACGGTAATGAGCCAGATGTAAACTCACCCACTTCCATTTGCAATCCTGTAAAATAAACATTATTACTTGTGCTACTTGCACTATTCACTTGACCGACTGCTCTGTTTGCATTAGTTGAACTTGTCCATGTTGTGCTTAATGTGCCACTTGTAAAATCACTCCCAGCACCAAGCCATAAATTTATAGCAAAACTACTATTATTATCGTTACCTAAAACTCCAGATGTATCTCCAGCAAAACTTAATACTTTTTTCTCCCAAGTGTTAGAATCGGTTATTGTATAGGCTTGAGATATTTGTCTTGTGTTATCAACATCAAATAATTCAGCAATATAAGTACCTGTAACTGTTGCTTTTATCCAAAAAGAAATGGTTACTTTTTCAGCACTAGAAGTACCTTTTTTAAGTAACTGCAAATCTTGCCCTTCAAAAAGATATCTTGCTAAGTGAAAACTACCAGACGCAACAGAAGTATCTGCTGTCGTACAATCTAATTTCCAGGATTTGGCAAAGCCTTGCCCTGATGGATTGTCTGTATCTTGTGTGTGTGTCCAAGTACCATTATCACTTAAATCAACTTTCATTCTATCTATTGTATGATATCCAGTACCTGTGATTCCTGTTGTGCTTGTACCTCTTTGAGCTACTGCCATAGCACCATTAATAATAAGTGGTTTTACATTTGGTCTTAGTGATTGACCAGCAGTAGCCCATGATAAAGTACCAGAGCCGTTAGTTACTAATGCTTGGTTTGCTGAACCATCTGCGTCTGGTAAAACCCATATTTTATCTGCTGATAAAGCTGGTGCCTCAAAACCAACATAGTTCGCACCCTCATAAAATCTTAATTCATTATTTGAGCCACCAATAGATAAATTTCCAGCAGTTGTTAAAGCTCCACCGTCTGCAATACTTAATGCGTCATCACCGTCTGTAAATTCTATTAATGCTGTTCTTATAGAATCAGATTTAAAATATTCTACGGTGTCATTGCTTTGGTCTAAAACAGCTATTGGAATATTTCCGTCATTATCCTCATTTCTAATATATAAAGTATTAGCAGATGTATCGTACCAAAATTGATTTGCGAAAGTTGTTGATGGTGCTGAACTTCCTGAACTTGTACTTGCTAACGCTTGTAAGGCTGAATTAATATCTGCTCTCGTGTTTGGAAAGGTCTGGTTAGCTATTGTAAAATCGTTTTGGCTCATTTTGCACTCCTAAATATTATTAAAGATACTCTAATTATTAACTAGATTCAAGGTATCCGAATCCCTTTGCTACAAAGTCAAATGACCTGTCAATAACAACACCACTTGAATTTTTAAATTTAATAGTAAATCCTGTAGCGGACTTACTACTCAATTCATAAAAATCACCTGTTGCTAAATTACTTGTGCTTATGCCTAACCCTTGTAAATCTTTAAACGCTGGAGCAAATGTTATTGCCTTTCCACCTGACGCTGTAGTACTTGCTGTATTTGCTACTGCTACAGTCCTATCAGGCATATCAATGGTTGCAGATAAAGCTGATATTGCTGGTGTTGAATCAGCATTAGTTGTTGTCATTTTTACTCTTAATTTTATGTATCTAGCTTTGTAATCACCTAAAATATAATCAGCATAATCAGAATAAGTTGAATTGTCATTAGAGGTTGAAATTTGGATTTTAGCGTCTACATCATCTTGCTCGGTATAGTTGCCATCAAAACTACCCTCTTGCGTGTCAAATAAGCCCTCAAAGCTGTCAAACAAGCTGTTTGCGTTAAATCTAGTGCTAGTCATTGATGTTGTTACTTGTGAATTATATATAGCACCTAAATCTATTGGATTGGTACTAAATTCATAGAATCCGTCTAAATTACTAGCCACTTCTCCACCATCATCAAAGTTACCTAAAGCACTGTCAAAGTTTCCTGTATGGTCGTCAAACAATTCACCTAACACTATTTGTAAAAAATTTGTACTATCTCTATTTACCACTTCAACATCTGTTTTAGTTCCAGTAAAACCTGTTGATTGTGTTGTGCTAGCAACGACATTAAAATTATCAGCAATTTGGTTTCTTATAACAACTTTTTTTGTAGATGTCTCAGATGTTAAACCTAAAACGTCAACAGCTTTAATCATATAAGTGCCTGTTTGTGCTGGTAACGATATTTGATTAGTTGCCATACTTATATAATTAGCAACGATAGTCGCTCCTGCATAAACTTGACTTGTTATTGCTGGTGTATGTCTAATAATGTAATGTGATAAATCTAATTCATCATTTGCTGTCCAAGAACATACTGCTAAATTATTTACAATGTTTACAGAGAAGTCAGCAACGTTAGCTGGAATATCACTTTTACCAATTACCTCATGAGTAGCACTTGCAAAACTAGACGCTACATTAAATGCGTTTATTGCTCTTGCTCTTACTTCATACGTCATACCATCTTCAGCGTCTTTTAATTCAAACAACATTGATGACCCAACTGTTTTTGCTCTACCCAAAGAAGTAAATTCAGTATCAGTTGCTGTATTTCTATATTCTACTTCCACCTCATTTGTTGTACCAAAGCCTGATGTAACTTTAATTAATAATATTGTTGATACCACACCTGAGTAAGCCCTCATAATATCATTTAATTGAATTGATGGTGTTAATGTTGTTGTTGCTGTTGGTAAATTTGTATTGTCAGATATAAACACTGACTCCTCTGCACTCCAATCAAAGACACTTGATGACGTCTCTTGTAATATAACATCTACACCTAAATCACTTGGTCCACTAACGAACGTCCATTCAACAACTTGAAAAACTTTTGAGTTAAAACCAAATCTGTCGTACGTAAAATTAACCGTATCACCAACCTGTAATTTAAAAGCAGTTAACTTTAAAGATAACTGAATTGTCATTTGTTGCCTATTTTTAAATAAAACAACTTTAGCAATTCTTTGTGCCATAGTTGATGACGTTGTTAAAGGTAAATCAATGTCAGCAAAAATAGTTTCGTTACTATCCTCTGTTACAAAGGTTGATGACGTTACCATAGGATAATCAGATGGTTGCCAATTACTTTCTGGACTAGTGAAAACACCTTTAACAGTATTAAATAAATTACGGCGTGATTGCTTTGTGTTTAAAGTAATACCACCTCGTAAATCATTTTCAGTTAATGTTATTGATGGTGATATAAACTTACCACCAGCTAATACAAATTGACCGTTTGAATAACTTAATATTCCTAGCATAGAGCCAATAAGCTCGTCAATCACGTCCATAGGTTGTGAGTTGGAATAAATAACACCATTTGATTCATACCTTTTTTCAGTACCACCAGCTGACAAACTAATATTTTCATCACATATATTTGCAACAGTTACAAAAGACGCCTCATCAATTTGATTTGTTGGAACACCTAACCCAAAACGTGTATCAGTTAAATAATCATATAATGCCAAAGCTGGATTTTTTGAAAACGCTGTTGAGGTATCTCTCACGTCATATAATTTTTTTCCTTTTAGCTCTGCACTAATGTTTGGAATTCCACTTGGAAATGCGTCAGCGTCATATTTAAGTTGCAAATATAAATATGAGATACCTGATAATGTGTGAGCTGTAGTCCATTGTGGTACAGCAGACACTAAATCAGCGTCAGCTTGTTGATTATCAGTACCTAAATGTTGCTTTATTAAAACTGTTAAAGATGATGAGTCTGTAAATGTTTGCGTTGCAACAATCGCATATTCTGTTGTGGTGGTAGTACCAGCAAGAAAAGGTTTTGGTGTATTTGGATTATCTCTGTAAGGGGTTATTCTGCCACTACTTCCAAATGGTCCAGCAAAATTAATTGATGTCGCTTGAACATCTGTTTGTAATCCACCAGCTATTGTTACTGCTAATGTATGTCTTGCTTCACTAGCAGATGAACTACCACCAGATGATATGTTATAAGTTACGCCATTTATATTTATTGTATCAGTTGTTGATACAGTAAACGCTACATCAGAAACTAATGTAATTGATGTAATACCTTTTTTTATACCTTTACCATCAACAACTCTACTTCCACCAAAAGGCATTGACGTATTAAACGGCATTGATACATATTCAGACACAACTAATGACCTTGTTTTATTTGTAAATCTTGATTCTTTTGCGTATTTGCTTGGACTGGTAACCTTATATTGCGTCAGTCCATTTGAATCAGTACCAGCACTTGCTAACGTTAGTTCCTCGTCATTAAAATATATTTTATCGACAGACTGTATTTGATGAGAGGCAAGTTCAATAATCATATGTAAATTCTGGTCGTTATTTGTACTCTCCATAAATAAAATAGAGCCAGACTTTTTCACTTCGCCGAAAACTGTATCACGTGAGGTGATTGGTTGTTTAACCATCTCCGTTCGTTTGGCTAAACTAGTATTAATATTTTGCTTTGGTTTTTTAGCAAAAGCTTTTGATAAGGCTGCCGTAACAGCTAGACGTGCTAATTTACCTACGATAGCACCTTTAAACGTTGCAAAGCTCCATGAACTTAAACCTGACGCACCAACAGGTATACCAGCAGTATAAATTGTTAATCCAACAGCAACGATTGTTTTTAATTTAGAGCCCATTAAATATAATGTCCTTTCGTGTAAAATTCTTTAGCTATTATTTTATCATTATAAAACCTTAACCAGCTAACTTTTTTATCAATACCTAATAATTTTGTAAAATATTGTTTATTCCAGTTAATAATATTTTTAGTATTATCAGTTGCCATTAAGTCAATTACCCAAACCTTGTTACCACTCGCCCACGCATTATCATCAACCTCTCCTGTTTCTAAAAATTTATTTTCATAATAGTTGTTAAAAAAAGCCCAATTACAAAATCCAATTAATTTATTATTTTTAGTATGCAATTTATATTGGTTATTTTTTAAGGACGGATATATATGGAAAAATATATCTGTATCATTTGCATATTTAAAACCATCAAAGGATTTATATAAATCTATTATTTGTACCATTGTTGGTGGTAGAGAATCACTATGTGAGGTAGACCCCCCTCTCTTTTTTCCTGTTTTTTCAGTTGAGCCTAGAGAATCAGCGTTGGTGGTAGACCGCTCTTTAATTTTTGTTATTTTTTGCGAGGGGTCTAAAGACCATACAACCTCACAGACCTCATTAGCTTTTTTTGTAAGATTTTGCTCTATTTTCTGTGATTTTTTAATGATATTCTTAACCTCACCAGCGATTTTACGTGGTTTTTTACGCTTTTTTGCTAAATTTTTATGTGGTGGTAACCCCACCTTAAGACCATTTACTTTTTTCTCACAATTTCGTGGTGAGCCTAGAGAATCATTATGGTGGTTAAGGTCATTTTGTATAACATTAACTGCCATTTCCACCCCAAACAACATTCTTATCCTGTAAGTCATCAACAAACTCCAGTCCTCTATCATTTGGAAAGAAAAATTTTTGGTCTTGGTCGGTGTATCTAAAGTCTAACGGCGTTTCAAGTGCTATTAGTTTACTTTCTATTGAAAATTGTATTGTTGACGAATCACCTTGCTCGTCAATAGCTACTGTATCAACGTAACCACTAAAGAGGGTATATGATGTGTCAACAACTGTTAAAGCGTTGTCGGTTGTAGTTAATACGCCGAATTTAATATTAACCAAAATACCTTGTTGTGTGTCATTTAAAGAATTTGCTAATACATTTGTGTCAAGTCCACCACATGTAACTTTCATGCCATTAGCTTTGGTTTCTGCTGTTTCTCCAACTTGGTCAATGGATATTAAATTACCAAGACCTAAATATGTTTGACTATCAATAATAAATTCTGTTGTACCTGTCCACACTCTTAAAGGTTGTGGGTATAAAAACTCTACAGCAAAAAACGGATTGACGGCTGTACTAGCTAACTGAGTAGAAAAATCTGTACCGATAGTTCTAGCCATAATTTACCCTGCTTTTTTTGTTGCTTTTTTCTTAACTGTTTTCTTTTTAACTTTTGGCTCAACCATTTTTACTTCCATAGCAAAACCCTCATTGACGAATGTAGTACCTAATTCAACTAACCATGGTTGGTCGCATGTAATAATTTCATCTCGGTTATATTGTTTAATAGCGTTGCCAGATATGTTCCCAGAGCCTTGTGCGTCTACTAACATTTTAATTTTCATAATTATCTCCATAAAGAGTGAGGAGCAGACAATGAGCAATCAAAACCACTCCCCACAAACTTACAAGCTATACGAATGTAGTTGTTACATCACCAGCGTCAATAGCGTCGCCTTTAATGCAATTTATACTCATAGCTGTACCAGTACTCATAGTTCCTGTCTTGGTAGTAATTATCTTCAAATATCTTTTGCCACCAATATAACCAATACCAGACACTTGTGGTGTCTCTGCATTGTCATCTAGTTTTAAAAAAATACCATCTGAATCAACAGTTCCATCTGTTACATCTTTGCTAGAAGTAACATCTGTATATGTGCTGTCATCATCAGAGTGTTGAAGTATAAAAGTCCAATGAACTGAACTGCTCAATGTAACTCCCTCAATACCTGTTGCTACAGATATCATAGCAGAATTAAAACCAAGCAAATCAATAGCACTAGATGTAACTGTTGCATTTTGAACTACTGGAGCCAACACTGCTGACTGAACTACCCTATTTGCAATATCTCTCATAATTAATCTCCTATATTATGCTGATATGTTTTGCAGTGCTATAGCCTCTGCAAGAACAACTGCTCCACCAACTCTACGTCTGGCGTGATAACGTATGCTACCAGCAGTAGCAACTGTATATGGGTCTCTCATTATTGATAAAGCAACTCTATCAACAATAGTATAAGCTCTTGAGAAATCACCATATGCTATTGGTTTTGCTGAACTTCCAACATTAGGCATATCCTCTGCTAACAAATATGGTTTACCTAAAATTGTACTTGGAGCACCACCAACATAAGACATACCTTGAACAAATATTTTTTGCCCCTCTGTATCCTCCAACTTTAAGATTGACGCAAAGGTACTTCTGTTCATAAGAAATCTTGCGTTGTTCATATAGTCAGATTTAATAGAGTACATTAAGTCTAAAAGTCCGTTTGTGGTTAGTACTGTACCACTTCCTGAATTAACAGTAGCAACACCAGCACCAGTATCAGTTATTCCTTGTGGAGTACCAACACCTGTACCATTTATAAATTTAGTACCTTCAGCCTTTGCAAACTGCTCACCAAACTCTGTAGACATTTCAGACTCTAAATTAAAAGCTGAATCCTCTAACAACGCCTGACTAATATCAACCATAGCGTACAACTCGTGTGCGTCTATTTGCATTAAGCCTGTTTGATAACCTGTTGTCTCTGTACGTGTAGCAGTTTCATTTACAAACGAGGCAGCGAATTGTCCTGTTCTTTTAGGAAGTTCTATTGCTCGGTTTGATGTAGTTCTGATTCTTGCTACTGAACGTAAAGGCGATATTTCAGTTACTGATTTTATAAGGTCAGCAACATACTCAACAGGAGCATAATATCCACCTAATGTATCATCAGACTCGTAAAGAGCTTTTAATTCCATTGGGTCTATATTGTCCTTACCTTTTCTTAGCATTTGACCAAAGGCTTTCATTTGTGTGTCAACTTCTTTTGAATCTAGCCCTGTCTCAGGTCTTGCTAACATTGTTTCTATTTTATCTAGTTTAACTTCTGCGTCCTCTAACGCCTTTGCTTGCAACTCAATTTTTTGCTTTGTCTCAGCCATCTTTGTGATGTCGTCAGCCATAGCATCAATTTTGCTTTCAAGTTCAGCACTAGCAGAGCCTTTCTTTTCAACTTCGTCAAGACGTTTTGAGTTTTCACCTTTGAAATCTTCAAAAGATTTACCCAAGTTGTCTATAACAGATTTGATTTCTTCACTCATTATAATCTCCGTTAATGTTTAATCGTATTAATTAATGCACTAATACTATCAACAACATCTCGCTGTTCTAATAAATCTTGTTCTTGGTAAGATTTATATAGTATATTTGCAGTTTGCTTAGCAACAGAGCTTGACATAACACCAACATCTCGTAAGTATTCCTCTAACTCTCTTGTGTCCATATGTGCTAATTTAACTTTCGTTACTTTAGCCTTGGGATTCATAGGAAACGTCACCATTGATATTTCCATCAAATCCAAATTCGTAATTGTTCGTTTCTTCAGCTTGTCGCTGTATTTGTAATCATCTGGGCTAAGCCTATAGCCTATTGACATAGAATCTAACGCACCCATTTTCATTAACTCATACACCTCTTTACCTTTCTGCGTACCCATAGCCAACCGACCTTTAATTTTTAACCCTTTGCTATCTTCAACTAGGCTATCAATAACTCCAATAGGCTCGTCCGTCTTATGCTGGTAAAGTAATTTAATTTGTCGTGGCTTTTTGTATTTTATTGAATCAGCGAATGCTCCTGACTTGATAACGTCATTGCCTAAATCTTTGTTATTGAATACAGACCCATAACCCTCAAAGCTACCATCATCATCTGCGTCTAAATCTTTATATTCACATTCAATATCAAAAACATCATTTACAACTTCTAAAATTTCTTGAGACATATTATGATTTCCCTGTCAAGTAAAGTTATATCATTCTAGCAATAGAATAGGCTTTATTACAAGCAAAAAAAAGAGGGCTGTTAACCCTCTAAAAAATCAAGCAAGTAAATTTTATTATATCTTATTCTTTTAACGTGTACATAACAAATCTGCTAGGCTTATCCTCTACCCAAACACTTTCAATATCATAACCTTTGTTACGCAAGTTATAGATAATGCTACTAAGCCTTGTAGCTTTGTATTTAGTAATAGCGTCCCATGTAGTTATAAAGCCATGTGATACCAAGTGTTTAAAGACAGCCTCACTCTTGTTTATTTTTTTCTTCATTTTCAGCCTCCTCTTTTTTATCATCTTCATTAACGACTTCAACTTTTACAAAATCATTATCGTCATTATACGTATATACTTCAACGCCATTTAATTGTGCCATTTGACTAGCAAACTTTTTAATATCGAATGTCATAATAGTTCTCCAAAGGTTTCAGGTGTGTAATACATATCTCTTTCTATCGGTAATCCAAACGGTGGACATTTAATAGATTTAATTTCATTAATATCAAAATATCCGTATTCTCTAGTATCTCTACCAAACATCTGGGCGAGACCAAAACAAATACCATTATCGTCCATAGAGTAAAGCCACCAAGTTGCCTGTCCTGATGGGTTAAAGAATTTAACAACTACCTTATTGTTCTCCATACTGCGTCCTGAGCCTGCACAGCTTTTACCGTTGTTTGCTAATAGTTTTTTTTCTATTTCTTTTGTTAGTAGTTTCATATTTAGCTCCTATAGTATGCCGTCATCATAATCATCATCTCCACCATAAAATGATGTAAGACCGTTTGGGTGTTTATCGTGCCACTCTTTCCAACACGAATCACATGTTAAAGTACTTCCGTCTAAATCAGTTGTGCCACATTTCACGTCAATAACTTTGGTATCATATGTACCATGAATATATTGACCAACTGTATTAGTACAACCGTACTTGTTTATTATTGGGTTTCTTACTAGATTTGTCATAATTTGCTCCATTGTTTAATAAATATTGATATTACGAGTTAATAGTACGCCTTAAACGCTGTATATACTGCCTAAAAGTAGAATTAGGTATGTACACACCAAACCAAGCCCAAGTACTATAAAACCACCTAATATCTCCAATAAAGACATATATTCATCAGGATTCTCACGCCCAACCCTTATTTCTTGACCACTCTTGTTATATTGTTTTTTCATAATATTTTCCTAGTTAATTCTGTTTCATTCTTTTGAAATCATCAGTTAGAGTACACACTCTAAAACAGAGGAGCGTCCTTGCTCCTGTACTGCTACTCCCAATTATCGCTAGGGTCTCCAACGTCATCATAATCATAAACACCATCTAAATAATTACATGCAGTAGAGCCTAACTCCATACGTGTTTCAGCCTCATACAACTCCTTACACTCCTGCTCATAACGGTCAGTTAGCTCTTTTTCTACTAACTTATAATGGTCATAGAGTGCTAATCTTTTTGTCGCACTTGCGTCCTCGTATTTATCGGAAAAGTCTCGTAACCATTCGTCAGTTTGTGATTCTATAAATTTTTTTGTATATGCTCTCATTTTATTTCTCCTGTTTAAGTTTTTATTAATAATAATTTGCAGTACAACCAATTAAATGCTCTAACGTAAACATTTTGCGTCCTACTGGCTTATCGTCAATCCAAGTTAATGCGTCATTTGGTAAGTCACAACCCTCAACAACAACAAACTCATGTCCGCAATGTGTTTCATTAGCACCATCTTTTAAATACGTATCTACTTTATAAACAAACAAGCCGTTTATCGGATACCAATCATTTGGTGGACACCAAACATCATCTTCACTGCCACCACTACTTAAAACATCACTAAGCTCATTTGCGTACTTCAGTTTATTCTCGTTAATAGTGTTTATAATGTAATCGTCATACTCGCATTCGAATTTAAAAGTTTTGTCGCTACGTATATGATATTTATAAATCTCGTACATAATATATCTCCTAGTAAGTGGGAGCATTTCTGCTCCCTGTTAATTTAGCAAGCCTCAACCAAAGTTACAGCGTCATGTAATAATTTAAACTCTGGATATTTATTTACAGCGTCCTCATCTTCATCAAGAAACGTTTTAACAAAATCTTCGTTCTCAATACACGCTCTCATTAATAAATCATTTTCATTTGCCATATCTTGTTGTACATGATGAATTTTTACTCTCAGTCTTTTGTTGTCTAACCTTAATTCCTCAACCTCACTTTTGCGAATATTGTATTCAGTACCATTAGCATATGTATCAGTACGCAAAGCTACTTCCATGTTCATTAATGTTATAGACGAATACAAAAAATCCATCTCTAATTTAGACATCTTATTTTTTAATTTCTTTACTTTAAAAAAAGATTCTAAAGCTATTACTCGAACGTGCTGTTGTGTCATTTGTGTTTTACTCATTTTCAAACTCCTAGTTATTAATCGAATGTAACTATGTAATTATTACATATAAGTAATATAAGTACAGTTTTTTTTACGGTATAAGTTATTGAGTTGTATAGAGTTATAGGATAATTTCGTCTTCTGAATCGTAATATAGTGTAAAACACCGACAATTTATGACATTTAACGGTCCACCATTAAGCATATCACCAGTATACAACATGCGTTTTTCTGTAAACGTACCACCAGCAACAGGTGTTAGAACTTTAAAATATTCATCACGCCCAACCTTTTTATTATCCATAACCTTATGCCAATCACGTACACGTTCATCACTTGCTGTGTTCCATTGTTTAACAGGATTGTTTAAACCTAGCTGTCCTGATATTGCAAAGTTAGTAAAATTCATTGTTGAGTGCGTTTCGGTACGAGCAATCATTCTTGCTCTGTATGGTGCGAACGATTTGTTTTTACGTATCAACCGACCTATTTGAAAAATTGATGTTTGTGGTATTTTGTCAATAATAATTTTTCCAGCAATGGCTTGAGTTATGATTGTTTTAATTTGTGCCTCTGTGGTAACAGATATATTTGTAACTTGACCAGCTAACACATCAGCAACATAAGTTTTAACAAGTGCGTCATATTCTTCATCTTGTTTACGCCTCATTTTAACCATGCGAGTTGCCATTGTGTTTATAACTAACCGATAATGACTTTCCAATATTTTATACAGCCCATCAGTAAATGGCTCTGTAAAAAAATAATACATGTCTTGGTTAGCAATATATTCTTGCTCTGCTTGTCGTGCTGTTTTAGCAAACAGTCTTTTTAATTTTGCATTAAGGTTTTTTGATAGACTATTGTATAAACGTAACTGCTCATTATAATCTTTTCTTTTGCTTATTCGAATCTTGTCAGCCATATAAACATATCCAAGATAATTAATTTAAACAATTATTTCAAAGTGTACAGCGTCAATAAAACTCATATCACGATTTAACGTAAAATTTCCAGTCTCCCAACTACCGCCCCATCTTATTTTTATATCCAACATATCTGCAACCTCTCCAACCACTTGTGCTACAGCCTCGTAATATTCTAATTCCCAAGTTATTTTACCCATATCATAACAAGCAATATCAACAGCAAGTCCTTTACAATGTTTTGACTTGTCGCCAACTTTACTTTTTCCCTCAGCTTGTAATTGTCTGCCACGCTCTTTACTTCTAATGCCCTCAGTTACACCAAAGTCAATATGAGTTATTTTTATTGCCTCGTTAAATATTAGTTGCAAATCAGGGTGGACTGTACTTAATTTTTCTTTTGACCCTTTACCTAATTTAAACATAATTTGCTATATTCCGAGTTACATTACCATTACACGTTATTATTAACCGCCTTATTTGCGAGACTAGGGGCTTGTTTTGCACCTATTTTGCGTAAACTTGCGAATCTATGCCCTACTATAGTATCCGTTGGCTCGTTGTTTCTATATAAGCGAATCAAACTAGCTGGGTTATCTTCAGTAGCATTTAACGTGAATTCTGTTTTAGGTACAGCTAATTTACCCGACCTAACAATCCTTGTAATTTTTCCACTAGCACGTCCACCTGAATTATCCCAAGACACCATGTCTCCTACTTTTAAATCACTAGCCTCTGCTTTCTCACCTCTAGCTGTCATTATTTTATTTCGTTGTGTTTTACTCCAACTGAATCCAGCGTCTCCACCCCATAACGCCCATGCTATACGTCCAGCACTTGGATATCCTTTTTCACTTGGTTTAAAACCTTGTCCTGTTTTGTCTGACTCGTGTCTTGCAAAAAAAGAGTACATGCGAAGTACAGTACTTGCTGACATATTATCACCGTTTACAATTTGCGTTGCTCTTGTTGCACCTATGTTAGTACCACCACGATTATATTCTTTTCTCCAGTTTAATCCTTTTCTTGCCTCTGCTTTCATACCAGCAGTCGCAACAAACTTCATATCACTTACTGCTTTACTAGATAAAATAGCCTCGTCATATTCAGCATGTGTATCACAAGGCATAAAAACTGTTTGACCATCTTTTTCCATTGTGTGAACACCAGTACAACCAATAACCTTTGCTCGTTCAACTGCCTCACCTGGATTATCAAATACATCTTCCTCTAGCATAGCTTTCGCACCATACGCTAATCCATAAGTATCATTATATTTTTCGTTACCTTGTGAGTCTACTGGCTTGTCATTATCTTCTTCGTCCATTGGAGCAGTATCAATTTCACCAAGTGGAAATAAATTTGATGGTACTAATAAAGCGTCAGCACCTTGTATTGGCTCTAAACCAAGTCTTTCTCTTGCCTCATTTCTTGTCAATATACCTTGTTGAACTCCTTGCGTAACGTTAGCAAATATTTGTTTTCTCTTTTCTGCCATAGCTGGTATTGAATCAATATCAAATGCAATTTTTATATCACCACTATATAAAGGTGATAGCCATTCATTTAAATCAGATTGCAGTCTGTCCAATAATGGAATAATAGTTTCCTCATACAATGATAAACGTGCCTCTGCGACATTGGCATACGTTTGGTCAGCAATACCAACTAATTGAGCTGGTACACCAAAACACAATGCGATCTCTCTAGCACTCATATTCATTAATTCCAAAAAATCCATATCCTTAGGCGATATGCCCATTTGAACATAGTCAAAGTCGCCCTCTAGTAACATAGGACGTCCAGAATTATTTGCACCTTTAAAGCGTTGCTCCAAGTCATTTAGTATACTTGCACGTTGGTCGTCAGTAAGTGTAGCAGTCATACCTGTTTCGTCTTTCGGTTGAAATTTTAGCATTGCTGACGGTGTACAGCCGTTTTTTAGTAACCCAACGTTATGCAAGCCAGCTAAATTATGTTGGTCAATGTTATAAGCACCAGCTACTATTGGTGAAAAACCATAAAAATCATCTAACGGATTCCAGAGTTTTACATGCTTTATTTGCGACATACCATTTAACTTATCAACAGGATATTCACTAATGGTCTTGCCATCAACTTTATATCTATAAGACGTTGGTATCATTGACGAGGTTGACTCAATAACCATTCTGTCTGGTCGTAATAAATATAATTCCTTTGGTATACCAAATTCTTTATCTTTTAACATATAAGTATTTCCTGATATTAAAAGGTAACTAACTAACGAATGAAAATACTCAACGCCTGATTGTAAAGGGTTAGGTCTATTTAATAATGATATGAGCTCATGGTTGTCTAACTCTTTATCACCGCTAAATACTTTTATTTTAGTGGCACTAACATTAACAGCAATTAAGTTAATGCAACGGTATGTTATGGAATTTTCTTGATAACCCTCTTTAGCAAACTCTTTATACTTTTTGTTTGTCTTACCCTCATACGCATTTATTTTATTTATAATTACTTGTGGAGCTTCTTTTCTTTGTAACTTTGGCTGTTCTTTTTTAAATCTATCAAATAATCCCATAGTGTCCTCAACTAATTCTATAAATTGCGTTTCCTGATGATTGTAAACTTGTTAAACCCCATACCAAAGCGTCTAGCCTGTCCGGTGATTTTATTGTGTTTGGTGTGTACGAACACATCTGGTCCTCAAGCTCTTTAAAATATCCAACGTGCTTGACTTTTGATTGTTCATATAATGCTGATATAGGCTCTGCTCGTAACATTTTTCCCCTTGTTGCTCGTACTGATGTATATGGAACGTTAACATCTTGTACTCTTAATAATTTTTCTATCAAGTCTCCACCATTGTTAACCTCGCATACAATCCTATCAGCGTCAAATTTATAATACAAGTCTATAGCCCTCTTAATCCAAACATCTGGGCTAAATACACCTGATTTGTCATCAAGTACATAATAATGATTATCGATTCCTCTACCAACCACAACAATACCTGTCTCGTCTGAATTAGCATTAGCAGTAACTGCTGGGTCTACTGCTATAACTATTCTTTGCATGTCAGGCGTAACTTCAATTCTATTTTGCTCAATGTTAGCACTATTAAATAACGCACCCTCAATGTCCTCTAATATTTCTGCGTACAATTCTTGACGCCCTAGTCTAGTTCCCTCGTACCTTTCTTTTAGCATTTTTATTGCTGATGGAGCAAGGTTATCAATGTTATCAAACGTGCTACCTTTAATGATTTTAGTGTCTGCCCGTACTGCTAACTCTTTTATTAATTCAGTTGGACGTGGAGTTGTTGTTATTATACATTTTGGCGATTGCCCTAATCGTAACGCCATCATTAAGTTGTCAAACGTTTCTCTGTATCTCCATGACGCAAGTTCATCACACCAAACTCTATGAAATTGTACACCACGTAACCTGTCTGGCTCTATAGCTGGGAATCCTACTATTTTTGACCCGTTGTAAAACTCAATCTCGTTTGCTGACTTGTTATAACCAGCCTCGTTTAATAAACCTTTATCAAGTATACCAAGTAAACCTGACTCACCAGCAAAGCATACACGTTTTAAGTCACCGTAAGTGGGTGCTATAACACCACAAATACTGTTTGGATTAATTAAGCAATATTGCACCATGTCATAAGCACCAGTTAAAGTTTTTCCCCACCCTCTACCAGCTAAGAATAATTGGATATTATAATCATCATCATCTACAACTATTTGATTCTTACGAGCTTTTTTTATCCAATCAGTTAATAGTATTGTCGCTATCTTCTTCTGCGAGTTTAGCTCTTTGAATGTCTGTGATGAGTTGTTTAAATTTATCATCTTGCTCTGTACCATCTTGAATCTCCAATACTTGTTTCTCAGTCCAACGTGCTTGAGTCTTAAGCCAGAATATACATGCTGTAACTGCCTCACGCCCTGTACCTGTTGCTATCTTAAAAAGATTTTCTGATATTTTAGCATTAGCAGTTGCTTTGCCTTTAACAAGGTCATTATTATAGTACTTGTATAACGTTGGTTTGGATATATCTAATATTGAACAAATTTGTTCATGTGGTAATCCTAACCCAGCTAATTGAGTTACCATACGTGCATTTTCATCTGTTTTGTTTACTAATTTAGGCATATATACTTTTATAGTGTAAAAATAAATTAATTTGTAAGTAAATTAATAATAGCAGTTTCAGGGCTATCGCCAAGTTTATTTTTTATTAAATCAATATCACTGCCCTTAAATGTTAAATGTAGTCTATAAACTTCACTCTCGTTAACTGATTCACTATTGTCTTGGTTGTAACTATCCCAATCAACATTACCAAAATCAATTAAATCGTTTATAACGTCTGTTGTAAATGGTAATCCTATGTTTAAGTCCTTACCAAACTCTAGTTGTAAATTAGCCAATAACTTCCCTAACTCAATCTTGTCATTGTTACCTTTAGTCTCATTTAATATAATAGTTAATTTTTTTGCGTCCTTATCACTTAAATTGTGTATTAACATACAGGATATTTCTTTATGCCCTAGCTCGTACCATATGGTAAATCGGTGTTCTCCATCAACTATCTCGTAGCCCTCTTCATCAGCACATTTGCGTACAACTATTGGTGCAACTAGACCATAAGTTATTAATGACTCTTTTTCAGCCTCGTATGTTGCTTTATTCATTTTGTTTGGATTCCATGTATTTGGGCGTATATCGTCCATATTAATTACAACACTATCAACGTCATATTTATTCATTAAAGCTAACTCCTTTTTTTGTCCAATAATTAGTTACGTTTAATTCAATCTCTTGAAATCTTTTAATATCATACTCTACAATTTTTTCAACTAAATCTCTATCTTGTGATTCTCGTGGTGCTTTTAATTCATGTATAAAATTACTACGACCAAATCTATATACAGCTAGCCAATTAGTATTGTCAACGCTACATGCTGGATATCTATACATCATATCCTCACTACCTACACCTAATAAGTGTATACGTGGTAATTTTTTTGTTTTTTTATAGTGCTTACCAATTTGATGAAAACATTTATTTAACCAAGGAATAGTATCTTGTTTGCGTTTACGTCCAACCATTCCACCAAAAGCAATATAATCATGTTTGGCTAAGTATGATTTTAAAGTATCAACATTAAACCCAGCTTGATGTAATACGGGTAAAACGTTTACATTATTTTTAATTAAATAGTTTAAATTTTTTTGACTGTCTTGTGGACTACCAATTACATCTAAATTTATAAAGTTTAATTGGTTTACTTTTTTTTCCCATTTAAGTTTATAGTTTTTAATCCATTCAATGTACTCGTCAATGTCAACTGTTTTCCCTTGTGTGTACGCTGAGAACGCACCACTATCAACTAAAATATTGCTATCCTTTGTGTAAACTTCCTCACGTTTTGCTACAGCACCTTTGTCTGTCCACACAATAAGGTGATTTTTTATTAAAGCACTAGACCTTGACCCAGCAAAATAATGTATCATTTACAATGTCCTTGAAATTCATCTTTAACTAATTGCTCTTTGAATACTCCAGTTAATGCTGTTGTAATCATACTTGAGTTTTGTTTTTCAACACCACGACATACCATACAATGATGTTTAGCCTCAATAATAACTCCAGCTCCTTTTGGTTGTATTATTCTTTGCATTGAGTCAGCTACTTGGTTTGTCAGTCTCTCTTGTATTTGCATACGACGTGCGAAAACTTCTAACAAGCGTGGCATTTTGCTTAACCCAACAACTTTTTCATTTGGTATATAACCAATATGTGCTTTACCATAAAACGGTAGCATATGGTGTTCGCATGTACTGTAAAACTCAATATCCTTACACACTATCATTTGGTCATATTCTTCAGTAAAAGCTGTTTGCAAAACTTCCTCTGCTGTTTGACTGTAACCACCAAATATTTTTTTCCAACTTTTTACAACTCTTTTTGGTGTGTCAATTAAACCCTCTCTATTAGGGCTTTCACCAATAGCCTCAATCATTCTTGTTACTATGTCGTGGTCATCAAGTGTATTATTTTCCCATGGAAATATTATATAACCTTTATTTTTATGCTCGTCTTTTTGTTTATCCACTAACACTAAAAAATCAGCATGTGTCATAGTTTCATACTTTTTACGTGTAGCACCACTATCTAATATGTCATCAATAATTACAGTAGCTTTATCAATATCTATTGTTTTTCTTTGTGTTAAAAAATTTGTTACAAAAAATCCACCACGTGGTACAGCATACAAGATGTCATTTGGTTTTAATTTTTCTTTTAAAATGTCTAAGTCTTTAAAAAATTCTGTCCATGTATAATTATATTTAATCATTTCTTACTCCAATTTGTTTTAATTAATTCCTCAACACTTAAACAAGCGTCGTATATAGTTGGGTCTTTAATTCCAGCTAAATAAAATGCCTCTCGCCTTTCAATACACGTAGCACACATTCCACAATGCAGTTCTCTACCCTTATAGCATGTCCACGTCTTTTGCCAATTAACTTTTAATTTGTTTCCAACCTCAACAATGTCAGCCTTGGTTTTATTTATAAATGGAGTAATAATATTTATTTTATGGTCATCACATAAGCTAATAGCTTTTTGCATAGCGTTAACAAATTCCAGTCTGCAATCAGGATAAATAACACTATCACCTGAGTGTGCTCCATAACATATAGCATTATATTTTTCTTCAATAGCCCATGCTGTTGCTATAGCTAGAATTAACATATTTCTATTTGGTACTATAGTTTTTTTCATTTCAATATTTTCATAATGACCATTTGGCACATCATTATTTTCATTTATTAACACCGATTCTTTATTAAATAAACTTGCTACACTTGTTATATCAACAACCTTATGCTCAATACCTAATTTTTTACAATGGTAACTAGCAAACGCAATTTCTTTTTTATGTTTTTGATTATAATTAATTGATAAACATTTAATATTTTTATGTTTGTTATGTAAGTAATACAACATAGCAACACTGTCCATACCTCCAGATATAACTTGTATAATTTTCATATTCATATTATTCCTTGTTATTTATGTATGTTGCAGAGTTTCCCTCATGCTCTGATACCTTTACGCTACTGATACAAGCTCTGTTGTTACTGTTTTTAATAATATATAAATTAAATTCGTTAAATATATGTTCAGCAAACTTTTCACAACCAACAGCATTAATGATACGCAAATCAATTAACTTTTTTTTATTTAAACTTTTAAACGTTGCTAACTCAGGGTCATCTTCTGATATTAAAGTAGTATGGTCAAATGTTTGGTGTAATACATCTTTAATATATTTAAAAGAGCCAAAGTCAAAAACCCAATTCTTATCATCTAAATTTGATGTATCAATATTTATTTGTACGGATAAACTATAGCCATGTAACATATTACAATGACTGTCAGCTCTCCACTGCCTAAAACAACAACTTAATCCCTCAACGTGTCCATAATTTTTTGTTACTCTATACATTAACGTACTCCTATAATTTTGTGGGTTTGTAACGACAATTTAAAATCTTGATGAGTTTGTAACAACTTTAAAACTAACGGCAATGTCTTTTCCATGTCGTCAAACTCAGGTTGTAAATATTTATATCCATTAAAATTTATTATAAAATCTTTATAAAAATCAAGCTCATAACCAGTGTCAACAACAATTTTCAGTTCGTTTGCTCTTTGCCAAACCTCTTGTTTAACAGGGTATTTTGGTGATATGTGATGTTTTGGTGATAGTGTAATCCATACTTTATCATTTACGTTTTGATAAAATGCACCTGACGTCTCAATAGCAACGTCTTTATTTATTTGTATTAAATTTTCACATAATACATTAATGTTTTTATGTATAAATGGCTCTCCACCACTAATAACAACAAAATTTGACTTTAAATCATCAAGTAATTTTTCTTGTGGTATTTTATATTTCATAATTTTAGTTGTATTATCTTTTGCGTATCCTGTATCACAAAAATAACAGCCAACAGGACAACCGTATAACCTTATAAAATCACAAGGGCGTCCAGCATGATAGCCCTCGCCTTGTACAACGTTTTGAAATGACTCATGTATTTTAAAATCCATAGCTCTCCTTTTATTTATCCCATTTAGTAATATTTAACGGGTGAAAACATCTTGTACTACTGTTCCACTTAAATTCAGCCTCACCAATAGCTCCATATAAATCAGCCTCTCGCACTTTTTTTATTTGAAATAATGTTTTTTCAGGATTAAATATTCTGTTTATATTTACAATTAAATCAGCTTTGTTAGCAAAATGTGCT